CTTTAACAGTAGCTGTTGCATTGGAAGCGAAGGTAATGGCTGCGGTAACAAGACGGGGAACCGTCTTGCTGCCAACAACCCTCACTCGTTGGATTGTTCCGATAGCCATATCAGTACCCCCTTACGCTGACGGGATCGACGGTGCAGCAGAGATGATCTGTGCCACGCCAAGATCCTGGTCAATGTTAACCGCGCCAGTATCCAAAGGATTAGCGTCAGGGTCCAGCGGCATGGTGATCTTCTCCGCGCCACGCACTTCCCAGCCATTCGTCCCTTGCTCGCGAGCGTAATCGTCGTCGTCAGCGGCAAATGACAGGGTATTAGCCCAGCACATCATCAACGCATCAGAACCAATCAGCAGTGCGCGAGCACAACGATTAGAGCCCTTGTCGAATGTACGGATCCTGTGCGTTCTGCGCACAATCACGTTGTTGTACATGCCGATCCAGCCTTCCGCAAAGTCATCACCCAGGCCCGCTTCAAGGCGGGAAAGATGCTGATTCTGCCAGTCGGGATCCTGTCTGAGCTGGATAGCCTGCTCAGGACTCACCCACAGGGTATACTTCTCATGGTCATCACGACCAGCCTGGCCCACAGAGTTCAGACGGTAGCCGCTTGTCGGCTTCGCTTGGACAGCAGCAACGATATGCTCGATGCCGAGTAGGTTGAACTTGTCGGTCTGGGCCACCAGGGTATGCAGGCCGTCAGCGTCTGACTGTGCTTCTGTGCAGCTCTTGGCACCAGACGTACCGTCCATGCGAAAGCAGCGGTTCGGGCCATTAACGCGAGGCACATCAGTGTTAATATCGTCAGTGTCTGTTACGCTCTGGCCTGAGAGCTTGCGGAACACTTCGTCGTTGTTGTACTGCATGAACAGGTTGGTGATCTGCAGCTTGTGCTCGTTCATCACGTTCAAGATAGTACGCTGGTCACTCATGCGACCCTTCTTGCGAAGTGCGAAATTAACTTCGTCGATCTTAACGTCAAACACTGCCTCGGTGACCTTGGACTCGTTGCCCTTGATCGCAGCGTCTTGACCCAGGATAGGATTGATGTCGATATACGGTGTCAAGTGAAACCGCTTTGTGTCACCGGCCTTTTGTGAAAGCTCAGTGTCAACAATTATCGGTGCCCCCGATCCTTCTCCGCCCATCATCGTACCGACAACAGAGTTAAGAACAGAATCACGGAACAGTTTAGGATCATGCCGCGTTGGTGTTGCTGCATGGCCTGTACTTCTTGTAAATTCAGCCATTGTTTTGCGCCTTTATTTTCTCCCTCTTTTCGACTTCCGCTTTTTCTCGGCTTCGCTGAACAGGTATTGATTCATACCTTGTGTTGATCGCGGAGCTTCGCCAGGCGGAGGCGGTGCAGAGGGAATGTCTCCAGTGTTTCCTTGGGATCTTGATGGAGGCGGTGGCGGTGGCCCATCTTCTGAGGCCATCGTCTGGTAGTAACTGTCAGGATCCTTCATGTAATCATCAAATGCGTGAAACTGCTTGGCCATATTGTAGAGTACCTGGGGCGTCTGCCCCTTCTCCTCCCAAACGGCCCGCAGATTAGCATTCTGCGCCATGTGATCGACAAAAACATCGTTCACATACGACTCGTAGTCTGGCGTATCTGACATGAAGGCCTTCTCGTTCTCGCCCCACATATCCCTGCGAGTTTGATCGGCAACAATTGTTCGGATGTGCTCATCAGTTGGAAGTGACCCGTGGAATGCCTCCAACAAGGCTGAAATAACCTCCTTCTGCGCGGCGACCGGATCATCATAGTAGGTTTCAGCATCAAGTATCCCACTGACTCGCTCCTTGATACCATCAAGGTGCGCAGCCTGCTGCTTCTGCTGCTCATCCGCAGCCTGTGACCGAAAGGCCTCAAGCTCACGATTAGCTGCAGCGAGCTGCTGGGATTGTTCATGCCCCCAGTTCTGCGTATCCTTCAGTCGTTGTTCAATATCAACATCAGGCTCTTCTTGGGACTCTTTTGAGGCCTTGCCTTTCGGCGCTTCCTCCTCTTCTGTTCCCAGCACAGATGCAGTAGTGACACGCGGAGATTCCTCGTCTTCCAATTCAAGCACAGCTTCTTCAGCCATTGCCTCTCTCCTTTTATACGGGCCTTCTCTGGCCCCTTAGCCTCGCTTCACAGGAGTGCTCCCTACATGGGGGGCGCTGCTTGACCAGGCGTTCCACCTCCAGCGGCCGCAGCGTAAAACTCGCTGAGTGCCTGGAGGATCGGTTCCTTGTTAGGTAAGTCGAGATTTTCAACGATGAGTGGGCCCGCTACTTGCGGCGGCAATACGCCAGCCTTGACCACTTCCACGATCATGGCCAGCTGGTGCTCGCGAATGCTCGTAAACGGTGTCACTCGTTTGAAAATAACGTCAAACCTGAGAATGTCCTTGATTGACTTTTGCCTTGGTGTGCCTTCGCCAAGAAAATTGCCAAATTCATCTATCATCGCAGTCTGCTGCATATCATTAAACTGGCGGAACTCCGTCTGCCCGTCAGTCCCAAGGATGCGCGCCTGCGTTTCTTCACTGTAAAATTGTCCGATAAGCGAGATCATCACTTCGGAGATGCGCTGGTTGGTCAGGCCAAAGTGATCCATGATGGATGTCTGCATGGCTGTGCCCTGGGCTGAACGCGCACTCTCCTGCAAGGCACTGCGGGCATTGGTGCTGCCAAAGCCAAGCAGTGAGTCATTGACCCCGGTCACCCGCTGGATCATCTGGATGTAGAGCTGTATCATGTCACGCAGATGCACAAGCTCAGATGCCTGCTTCTCTATCGTGATGCGCTTGTCACGCAGCGCCCCGTCGTTCACCCGGATGGCGCTGTCGGGCTGGGCCAGCTGGTGGCGCAGCTCGTCAATGTTGTCAATGGAGCCCTCCTCAAAGATCGCCGTGTAGCTGGAGAGGGTGTGCAGATATTTGCTGTTAACCTTGTTAAGCAGCTCCTGCAGAGAAATGATGAAGGCGATAACTCCCATCGGGTTACCGTGACGGTCGCGGAAGGCCACGAATGGGATAAAGGGATAAATGTCCTTGTTGTCAAATGGTGACAGGTTCTTGCCGTCCTCGCTTCCCTCAAGGAAGATGGGCCCAGCATAGACGACGCGGTGGATGTCGCCATCGTCTTCCCTGTACCAGTGTTCAGTGATGCGGATGCGTCGGCCGTTGTTGGCCAGGGTGATCATGGGCTTGTTGGCCAGGGCCGACTGCACATCCTTCTCTTGACTATCGAAGTCGTCCTGGTGCGGGCCGTAGTCATCTGTGTCCAGCTCCTCCAGCTCGCTCTTCTTGTTTGGCCACTGCTTCATGGCCATCTCGCGGTCCATCCAGTATTGTCGCGCCTGGAAGGCAGCGTCCTCCATGACGGGCCCCACGGAATACGGATCCCATAGGATCTCCTGCCATGGACGGCGGCGTACCCACACCTTCTTGTCCTTGACCCCAACGTGCATCCAGCCAACACCACCCTTCAACCCGTCCATGAAGGCAAGGTTGCGGTGGAAGCGGAAGCGGCTCTCGTCTTCAACTTGCCGCAGTAAGGCAGTGAAGTCACCAGCCTGGTCCTCGTCACCCTGGGCGCGGCCTACCATGATCATGTCGGCAGCTGACTCAATCTGAATCGCAGCGATCATGTCAATCTGTGCACGGCACATGTTGATGACAGTGGGATGCTGGCCACGATCCTCCAGCACCAACAGGTCGTCTGCTGACCACTGGACGCCATCGTAGAACTCGTAGTTCCGCGTATTGCCATTGCGCCACGGCCGCTGATACTCCACGGCCTGCTGCGTCATTGACTCAAAACGATGCTCAGGATTCCTTGGCACTAACGATTCCCCTGTCTGTTAGCCGATCACATACGCTCTTGACGTATTCGTGAGTAACAAAATGATCCCGCAGGCCGTTGAAATAATCCTCGGCGTAGCGGCAAAAGTGATTGATGTACTGCAGAAAGCCGTCAGCGCTCTTCTCGCCCTGGGCCCGGTGACGCCACATCTCCGTTTCCTTTTGCGCGAGTATAAGCTGATTCTCCTGGCGGATGATCAAGGCGCGCATCGCACCGATCTCCTTACGCAAGTCAGGAACATCAGGTAAACGCT